GATACAGGCTCACTTGCTACAACAGGTTCTAATACATTCAATGGTAACCAAACTATAAGTGGTTCATTAAACGTACAAGATACCAACGCTCCAATGACTGGTATTAGTTTAACTAATGCATTAGGTACAGGTAAGGTACAAATCATACCAGGAGGAGATTTTGTAACTACATTTAACGAAGCATCTCTTACAGGTATCGATACCTATGCTGGAAGTACTTTAAGTGGTTCATGGGGAGAAGTTGGAGATATAACTGGCGCTGGAATAGGAATACAAAACGCTCTCCTTGATGGAGGAAATCAAGGTATTTACTTATCACATGGTAATTATGATGCATGGGTTTCTGCACCCAATGGAACTACTGCAATAAAAGGTGATACAATTACACTAACACCTTCATCATCTGCAGCTACATCCGTACAATTAGCTGGTGATGTAACTTTTAATGATGAATTAATTGCAAAAGAAAACATACAAGTACTTAACCCATCAGGTAACCCTTACATTCGAATTGGTAATACCACACAACAATATCAGTTTGCAGGGATGGAAGTCTATACAAATAGAACTATAAATCCAGGTAATCAATACGCAGGATTTACTGTATTTGATACTGGTAATAGTATGAACGGTGGTATTAACATAAACACTTACACAGGTGTAGATGGTTCTAATCCTGTATTCCAACTATTTGGTGGTGGAGGTGGTGGTGGTGCTGGCCAAACTATCTTAGCAGCTAAAGATGATTCAACAGTAGAGTTCCTTAAGTACAATAAGTTTAACAACACAACTGAGTTTAACAACAATGTAATCGGTAACGGACCTTCTGAATTTAAACAGAAAATGCAAGTTAACACTTCAAATAATCCATCACCAGGTAATATCTTTGAAGTAACTCACACAGGTACTCCAGCATATCAAGTAGCTAACTCAGCTCTTGCAGGTATAACAGGCTTAGAGATTATTAATGATATGCAACATGGTGATTTTATAGTTAATAACGCTAGTGGTAGTAGGATAAAAGTATATGAACAAAGTAGAGGAACTGCTGCAGGAAGAGATGTAGAAATTAATGGTTCTACACTTATTGGTGGTGCTAATAGTGATGTAACGATATCAGCTGGAACAAGTGGTAGAACCCTTTTACTTTCAGGTAGTAATGTAACACTAGAATCAGGTACTCCAATGAATATTAATTCTGCAGTTACCTTTAATGGAGCAATGTTGGTAAACTCAGCAATATATCAAGGACAAGATACCTTAGGATATCCTTCAGGTTCTATTACTAATCAATATGATTACTTTTTTGTTCCATTAACTCCACTTGTAACAAAAGTAAATGTAGATTCATTCTTAGGAGAAGGTAGAACAGTTAACTTATTAGTAGAACAAACCTCAGGTACTGGTTTAGTTGAATTACAATATAGTGGTGGACCTACTGGTACAACACAACTATTTGGTCCATCAGCTGCAGTAAGTGGTTCATTCCTTACACCATCAACAACTCCAGGAAGTTATACAGCCTTTGAGTTAAAAGCTTATAATAAAGGAGGTTCACCAGCAAATATAATTGTAGTTACTAACTATGAACCAAACTTAGTTATAGGTGATATAACGCAGTGGAGAAATTAAAATTAATATAAACCCAACCTTATTTGTTATAAGGTTAAATCTAAAAACAGAGATATAATTATGGAATCAAACACAGTATTAGGAAAGATAATGACTCTTCTCTCAGTTAAACCAACTGAAGAGGTGAAATTAACTTTTGCAAAACTAGCTGATGGTACTATATTAGAATCTCCAACTTTCGATGTAGGTGAATCTGTTGAGGTAGTTTCAGAAGATGGAACTAAAACAGCAGCACCAGATGGAGAACACGAATTAGAACTTACTGGTGCTGAAGGTGAGACTGTTCGTTTCAAAATCTTTACGGAGGGAGGTGTCATCACAGAGCGTGAAAACGTTGAACTGGAAGAGACTGGAGACGAAGAGAAAGAACTATCAGAAGAAACTATTAAAGTTGATAATGACATCCCACAAGCTTTAGAAAAGGAAGAAGAGGAGCTAATCGATATCGAAGAGCCAACCGAAGAAGCCGATTTAGAAGAAGGTGAAGATGTTGATGAAACAATCAACTTAGAAGATGTTGCAAAAAAAGTAGAGGATATGGCTTATCGTATTGATGAGTTAGAAAAGAAACTTGAAGCAGCAGAAGAAGAAACTAAGGAAGAAGAAATGGAAGAAGAGGAAGAGAAAGAAGTTGAAGCTAAGAAACTTGATGGTGCACCAGTTGAGGCATCTAAGTTTTCTAAAGCTAATTCTAAAAAACTCGCTCCTAACTATCATTCATCTGTTCTTTCAAGAATGTATAACAATTAATTAGAGATTAAAAAAATGAGAAAAAAAGAAAACCTTTCGTTGCCAACTGTAACCTCAACTTATGCTGGAGAAGCAAGTTCTGATTACATAGCAGCAGCCTTGTTAAGTGCAAAGACACTTGACCAAGGAAACGTAGAGATTCACCCTAATGTAAAATACAAAGAGGTGATTCAAAAACTTGATGTAGCTGGTATCGTACAAGATGCATCATGTGATTTCGCAACATCAGGATCAGTTGCGATTACAGAAACTATACTTGAGCCAAAAGAGCTACAAGTTAACCTGGAATTGTGTAAGCAAAATTTCCTTGATTCATGGGAAGCGGTATCTATGGGATACTCTGCATTCGATGAAATCCCAAGAAACTTTACTGATTACCTAATTTCTTACGTTGGTGGTAAAGTAGCAGAAGCTACTGAACAATCAATTTGGGATGGTGCAATCGGAAACGGTTCATTCTTAGGATTTGAAGAAAGAATTACTGCATCAACTGGCGCAGCTGCATTTAAACCTGCACAATCAGGTTCAGTTGATAGACCAAACGGAACAGTAGATAAAGATAACGTAGTACAAATCCTTACTGAAGTAGTAGATGCAATTCCATCAGCTGTATATGGTAAAGAAGATACTGTAATCTATGTAGGTACTAAAGTACTTAAAGCATGGCAATCATCTCAATCAGGTCAAGTTAACATTGGTTCATTTAATTCACAACTTAACGTTGGTGAAAAACCATTAAACTTCCAAGGTATTGAGATTATCCACGCACCAGGTATGAGTGATAACACAATTATCGCTGGTCAAAAATCTAACTTCCACTTCGGTACTGGTCTGATGTCAGACTACAATGAAGTGCGTGTTTTAGACATGGCTGATATCGATGGTTCGCAGAACTTTAGAGTTATCATGAGATATACTGCAGGTACTGCAATTGGATTTACAAATGAAGTAGCAGGATTTAACCTACTATAAGAAATAAGTTTAACATTTAAAAACAGGAGATACTATGAGTTGTTTAATAACAAACGGAAGAGAAGAAGTATGTAAAGAATCGATAGGTGGCTTACAAGCTGTTTATTTTATGAATTACACTTCTGCATCTTTCGATAAGAACACAGATGGTGAAGTTGATGACTTGACTGGCTATACTGTGTACAAATATGAACTTAAAGGTACTTCTGCATATACTGAGACTGTAAACTCTTCAAGAGAGAATGGTACAACATTCTTTTCACAAGAGTTAACTCTTAACTTGAAAAAGTTAACTAATGAGATGACAACTCAGTTAAAATTGTTAGCTTATGGTAGACCACAAATCATCGTTCATACTAAGAACGGAGAAGCACTATTAGTTGGTGAAGTAGAAGGAGCAGATTTAACTGCAGGTACAATTCAGACTGGAGCAGCACTTGGAGACCTTTATGGTTATTCAATGACGTTCACAGGAACTGAAAAACTACCAGCAGCATTTTTACAATCTGCAACTGCATCTGACCCATTTGTTGGATTAGATGGAGCACCTACAATAGTAGCATCGTAAGTTAACGGTATATCAGAAGATACACTTTTAAATAATTAAACCCTTCTCTTCGTGAGAGGGGTTTTTTGTTTTTACTATAACCTAATCTTAGATTGTTATAAGTTAAAACGAGATAAGAACGATATAATGCTTAGTTATTACATATCCAACACAAACGAGTTCGTAGTAAGAACACAAACAACAGGTAGTGGTTCCACATTATCCTTAGATTTATACGATATGCTTACGCTCACTACATCTTCTTATGATTTAAGTGGCAAACATACATTTAATGCATATGAGAACATTCTAACCTTCTCACAATCGATTGCCGATACAAGAGTAGGACAAGAGTTTTTAGTAGATATAAATGATTCAGTAAGCGGTTCTATATGGAGAGGCTCATTACAAGTATATGCATCTCAATCTATTGATAAAACAGAATATACTACTCAGAATGATGGGTATGTATCTTACGAAACTGATAACGAATATATAGTACTATGAAAAAAGAACAAAACTTTTCTGTGGTAAACTTTACAAGGGAGGAAGTACCAATTGTAACAGAAGATATCAAAACAAGATATCAATGGGTACCTGTTGGTGTACAACATCAAGATGATTTCTTTGAATTGTTAACAGAAGGATATAATACATCCACTACTACTGCAGCTTGTGTAGATGGTGTAGCAGATTTAATCTATGGTAAAGGTTTAGTAACAGATAACGAAGAGTTTAAAGATACTCTTGCCAAGTTGTTACCAGCAGAAGATTTAAAGAAAGTATCATTCGATTTAAAATTATATGGTAATGCTGCATTCCAAGTAATGTGGAATAAAGACCATACTAAAGTAATCAAGTTGTTTCATGTACCAGTACAAACTCTAAGAGCAGAGAAGATACACATGGGTATGAAGTGTGAAGCATTCTACTATTGTACAGATTGGAGTGATACAAGAAAACAAAAAACTAAGATTCGTATTCCTGTCTTTGGTACATCAACAGAAGAAAGAGAAATTCTTTATATAAAAGATTACGAACCTAATAGATACTATTACTCATTACCTGATTGGATTAGTTCATTACAATATTCTTTTACAGAAGCAGAACTAAGTAACTTACACCTTAATAATATTGAGAATGGTTTCTTACCAGTAGCTATGGTTAACTTCAATAATGGAGTACCTGCACCTGAAGAAAGACAAACAATAGAATCATTACTTGAAAACAAGTTTAGTGGTACAAGAAACGCTGGTAGATTTATGGTATCGTTTAATGATGATGCTATTAACAAACCTACAATAGATACTATTCCTATTGAGAACCTTCACGAGAAGTACACATACGTTGCTGAATACGCTCAGGATCGTATTTTGGTAGCGCATAGAATCGTTTCTCCTTTACTGTTTGGTATTCGTACTGCATCTAATGGATTCTCATCACAATCGGAAGAAATGAAAACAGCATATTCAATCTTCCAAACAATGACAATACAACCATTCCAACAATTAATACTAAATGTAATAGATAAAGCATTGGTAGAAGGTGGATGGGGTAAACAAGATTTATACTTTGACCAATTAACACCTTTGGTTATTCTCTCAGATACAGCAGATGATACTAATGAAACAGTAGAAGAAGCACAAGAAGATGTAAATGATTCTATGAGAAACGAAGAAACAACAGAAGAAAACTTAGAACAAGAGAAAACACATCCAAGACCTTCTGACTTTGGATTTACTAGAGAATACGAGGATTTTTAAAAAATAAAGAACTATGGCTTTTGGATTATTCATAACACGAAACGATATCATTAAGAACACCCCATTAGGTGGAGCAGTAGATGCTGATGCCTTACTTCCTTTTGTTAGAACTGCACAAGAGAAATATTTGTTAAATCTTTTAGGCACAGTTCTTTACAATAAGATACAAGATGATATAGAAGCAGGGGATTCATTCACAGGTATATACCAAACATTGGTATCTGATTATATTAAACCAACTATAATTTGGTACGCTTGTGTTGAGTATATTCCATTTAGTGCAATATCATTTAAATCACAAGGTGCAGTTAAACACATTAGTGAAACATCTGTATCACCAGGTAAAAATGAAGTAGATTACTTATTGAGTAAAGCTTTAGATAACGCAGGTTATTACTCAACAAGATTACAAGATTACCTATTAGCAAATTCATCAAACATACCTGAGTATTTAGAATCAGTTGGGGATAGTACACAAATCTATCCTGACCAATCTAATCAATACTTTGGAGGAATAGAATTATAAGATATGAGTACACCATCACAAACACCAGCGCAAGCACAGATAGTAGATAAGAGTAATACTAACTTTACGTTGTATTACAACACTTTAAACTATTTTAAAACTATTATGAAGAATCATCCTTCTATTGCTCATGTAACGCAAGGAGATGTATTCTCAATAGATGATATGCAATTTCCTGAGTATCCTGTTGGTAATGTGATGATACAAGATGCAACCTTTGGTACAAGTACAACAGATTATAGAATACAACTAATCGTTGCAGATAAACATAAAGTATTAGAAAACGAAAGTAATGGAAGAACAAATGAACAAACTATTCCTTACTATGGTACTGATGATGTTGTTGATATTCATGCTAACACATTAGCAGTATTAAATGATTTAACATCATACACACAAAATAAGGTAGAGGGGTTTGAGATATTTGGAGATATCAGTTGTGAACCATTTGTTGATAGGTTTGATAATGGACTGGCCGGTTGGTCAGCAACATTCAACCTAACCTGTCACAACGATAAAAATCGTTGCCTTTTTTTTTTGATAGCCCCTGAGGGGCAGTATTTTAAAATACAAGATTGTGAAACAGATGATATTTACAACGCTGTATTAAACACAACGGGTTCGATAGGACAGGTATTCAGTACCAAATATACACCGAACGCGAGAGTAGATTTAACATCTTATGATTATCTAAGATGTTTTGAAATATTAGAAGAGATAGATGGTAGAGATGATTGGGATTTTTACAATCTTCCTATCTTAGCTCTTCCTTACGAGGATTATGAAACTTGTGAGAATTGTGAACTTTGGATATCTCCCAAAGTATGGAGTACAACTCCAGAACGATGGGATGGTGGACATATAGATGAAGCATTAAGAAAGTGGCAGTACACTTAAAAAAGAAATAAAGATATGAGTGATTTAAGTAATTTATATATATCACAATCCTATAAAGGATTGATTAACCTTGCTGATTCAACTGAAGGAATTACTTCTCAAAGTAATTACGAACTTCAAGATGGATTGGGTGTAGGTATTGGTGTTTCTATTACAGGTAGTTCTTTACTTGTAGAGAATGATATCAGTTCATCAACACTTAATGGAATGGGTAATGTTGAAATCTTTTCTGCTTCTGTTGATTTAAGATTAGATGATTTAGAAGCAACCGCATCAGACCATGATGGTAGAGTAGAACAGTTAGAAATATATACAGCCTCTCTAAGAGAAGCTGTGAGTGTGACTGGTAGTAACGCTAACTTTAGTGGAGATGTAACCATTAGCGGTTCTTTAAGAGCGTATGAGATACATACAATAACCGAATCTGCATCTGTAATATTCTCAAGTGGTTCGAATATCTTAGGTGATGAACCATCAGATACACAAACTCTTAGCGGTTCAGTATATGTACCTAACTTACATTACTTAGCATTTAATCCTTTAGATACAAACTTAAGAATCAATCAAAAATTAGATACAGGTTCTTTCTTGATATTCTCAGCATCAGTAGAGAATCAGTTAGAACAAATAGTACAAGATGCATTACCAAGTTCTTGGACAGGTTCTGTATTTATTCCATTTAGTGGTTCTGTACATCAACAAATACTTGCGTTAGAAGAATTCTCTCAATCATTAGTATTAGATACTGCATCTTTCTCACAATGGACAGCATCAGTATTTAATCCTTATACGGAATCAGTAGAGAATCGATTAGATTCACAATCAATACTGATAGATACAAAATTAGATTCAGCTTCGTTTAACGATTGGACATCTTCTGTATTTGAACCATTTAGTTCTTCAGTAGATTCTAAAGTACAAAGTTTAATAGATAAGACTGGTTCTTATGCAACTACTGGTTCTAATACCTTTATAGGTAATCAGATAATTAGTGGTTCAGTATTTACTAGAGATGTATCACCAGCCCCTTCTACTACATTTAAAATAGATACAGGAAATGCATCACCATTTTTAGAAATTAATAACGCAGCATTAAGTGGTATCGTTGGTACTGATGCAGTAATAAATGGTGATATATTATATAATGGTGATATAGTACACAATGGAGATACTACACAAAGTGGTTCACAGTTTACTTCTGGCTCACTTATATTAGATGGTAAACTAACAGTAACAACATCAGCATCAATAGATGGTGGTTGGCATGTGACTGGTTCTTCTCATTATAGTGGTTCAGTTAAAGGTAATGTATTATTTGATTCATCATCAACTGCAAACCCATCAGACTTTACACATTCAATAGATTGTTCATTAGGTAACTTCTTTGATATCTATTTAAAAGAAGG